CTGATCTCAGGCAAGCCTCCAAAACACCCACCTATGCCCTGCAGTATGGCGGCACCTGGCTCACGCTGATGCGCAACTGCGGCTTCTCCCAGGAGCGAGCCAAGGAGATCGAAGCCCGCTACCACGAGCTCTATGCCGTCAGCGACGCCTGGACGGCCTCTGAGCTCGCTCAGGCCTCTCGGACGGGGTATGTATCCCTCGCGTTCGGTCTGCGCCTGAGGACGCCTCTGCTGGCCCAGGTGGTGCGTGGTGACGGCCTCCAGCGTGTGACACCGCACGAAGCCGAACGCGAAGCCCGTACCGCAGGCAACGCCCTGGGACAGTCCTACGGACTGCTCAACAACCGGGCCAGCGCCGAGTTCATGAGCAAGGTCCGTGCCAGTCGCTACCGCCACTGGATCAGACCCTGCGCCCACATCCACGATGCCCAGTACCACATGATCAAGGACAACGTGGACGTTGTAGAATTCTATAACAACGAGCTTGTTTCGGCCTGTTCCTGGCAGGATGACCCGACCATCCAGCACGACGTGGTCAAGCTGACCGGCAAGGTCTCCATCTACTGGCCCAACTGGGACCACGGCCACAAGCTGCCCAACCGTGCCAGCCAGGAGGCCATCCTGGGGATAGCCGACACAATGCGCACTGCACATCTCGACGCTGCCGGACCCAGCTGATAAGCAGGCAGGCCGCCTTACACACGGCCCAAATCCACCTGAAACCGACCATCCTAGAACCAGGGAGCGAAGCCCTATGTCCAAGAGACCCAAGACCGAAACCGTCAACCTGCACACCCATGAGAGGAACGAAGTCGAACCCGACACGGAGCTCTACTGGACCCTGATAGTGGTCCGCCTGGAGATCATGGAGACGATCGATGAATTGACCAGGGAGAAGACCGCCCATGTCAATTCTATCATAGCTCTCAACAATCCCTTCATAATCCAGAGCCAGCTCCAGCACTTCATCGATGCTGCCGTCCACACCTACCTCGAGGAACGCAAGGCCGCACTCGAAGACAACCAGGACAAGAAGGAACGGACCATCGTGATCCAGGATGCCTGCATCATGAACATCATGCCCCTGGGAGCCATGACCCATGAAGCCTTCTTCAGGGAGCACAACTCCGAATTCGGAGTGTTCGAGCCCAAGACCACAACCCTGGAAGGAGAGACATCTCACTGATGACAGCAGGAGGATGTATCAGATCCCCCTACCATCATCCCATATTATAATATGGATGCAAGACGTCTCTCCGGGTTTGTACCCCTAGATAAATGTGTACCTCACCTAGAGATAAATCACTTGTACCTCTAACCCAATGGAGAATCAAGATGAGGACCTTGCGTTCATACAAGTCCACGTCCGAAGACCACTCCGACAGGGAACCAGAGAAAAAGAGGCTTGCACCCTCCGCTCCGCTGACCACTCCTGTCCAGCTCCTGTTACCCTTCCCTGAGTTCCTCAAGCACGAACATCCAAACCCGTAAGCTTTGAAACTCTCTAAACCATATAGGTGCGGCGATGAAAATCACAAATGAAAACGACATTCCCCTGGGACTGGCAGTCTGGCTTCTCTATGACGACTATGACCTGCTGTCCCTCAGGAATTACATCTCCGTCACCCAACTCATGAAGCCTACCAGGGCCATAGTCCTGTCACGACGCCTGCCATGGGAAGACAGGACCATGGACCTGGTAGACCTTATTCCATCGGCGCTCGGCAGGAGCACTCATGCCGGTGTCGAGAAGGCCTGGACGGAAGGCTACAAGCCTGCCCTCAAGGCACTTGGTTATCCCGACAAGGTCATCAAGAACATCCGGATCAATCCCACCCCCGAGGAGATCCAGGATCCCAACCTGATACCCATCTACCTTGAACAACGCGCCACCAAGGAGATCACCGTCAATGGTACCACCTATATCGTAGGTGGTAAATTCGACCAGATAATATCTGGCATTCTGCATGATGTGAAAACCACCTCCGCCTGGTCCTGGGTCTACGGAGGACGAGACGAAGATTACATTCTCCAGGGCTCCATGTACCGCTGGCTCAACCCACAGATAGTCGAGGAAGATATCCTCCGGATCAATTTCATATTTACTGATTGGCAGAAGTCCCTGTCCAAGACCAGCAAGGGTTATCCCGCCTCCCGGATCCAATCCAAGGACTATCAGCTCCTGTCCCTGCAGGAGACCGAGGACTGGATTACCCGCAAGATCAAACATATCCAGCAGGAACAGGACAAGGATCAATTTACCCTGGTACGCTGTACTGATAGTGAACTCTGGAAATCCGATGCCAAATATAAATACTACCGGGATCCAACCACTGTCAAAACCGGGGGCAAGTCCACCAAAAACTTTGATACCAAAGCAGCAGCCGACCAGTACCTTCTGGAGAAATCCATAGGCGTCGTGATCACCGTTCCAGGTGAGGTCAAGCGCTGCGCCTACTGCGATGCCTATGACATCTGTCGCCAGAAGGATGAGTATATATGAGCAACCACAAAAAACCCAGAAGACCCATAGACCTTACAGGAGTCACCCACTTCCATGCCGTAGAGGAAATCACAGATATCCTTTGCAACCGCACCCAGAACACAGCCCGTAACTTCTATCAGACCCAGGTCGCCTACTTCCTCGGTAAACTGGCTGCCAACATGCATGCCATCATCGACACGAAAGATCGCGGTCTTATTCCGGTCAACGTCTACGCCCTGGCCCTGGCCAACTCAGGCTTCGGCAAAAACTATTCGATCTCGATCATCGAGAACGACCTGATGAAACCATTCCAGAACCGTATGGTCAACTCTACCTTCCTCAAGGCCGCTGAGGCTTCCTTGTGGAAGATCGCCAACCGCAGGTCAGCTATCTCCGGCAAGGGCCAGCAGGAAGAATTCGACCGGGTGGAAGCCGAGTTCAACCGCGACGGACCCTACCCCTATACATTCGACTCGGCCACGGCTCCTGCCGTCAAGCAGCTCCACCACAAGCTGGCAATGGCCACCGCTGGTTGTATCTCCCTGCAGGTGGACGAGATAGGCTCCAACCTGGTGTCCTCCACCGAGGTCCTGAACCTCTTCCTCGAGCTGTTCGACCAGGGCCAGATCAAGCAGAAGCTGACCAAGAACACCGAGGAAAACAAGCGCTCCCGAGACATCATCGGTGGGGTCCCCACCTGCATGCTGCTGTTCGGTGCCCCCTCCAAACTCCTTGACGGCGGCCAGACCGAAGACAGCTTCTACTCCTTCCTCGAGATCGGCTATGCCCGGCGCTGCATCTTCGGCTTTGGCTCAGCCGCCACCCGATCCAGTAACAACCTGCCCCCCATCGAAATCTACAAGCGCCTGATCGATCCGACCAACAAGCAGATGGCCAACAAGTGGTCCAAGCATTTCCATGACCTGGGCGACCCAGGGTTTCTCAACTGGAAGATCGAGCTGCCCGACGACATCGCCGTCCAGCTGCTCTCCTATCGCATCGAGTGCGAGAAGGTCGCCGATGAGCTCCCCGAGTATGCCGAGATCCAGAAGGCAGAGATCAACCACCGCTACTTCAAGGCCCTCAAGATCGCAGGTGCCTACGCCTTCGTTGACCAGTCAGCCCAGATCACCGAGGACCACCTGCTCTCGGCCATCCTCCTGGTCGAGGAATCAGGTGATGCCTTCTCTCAGATTCTCACCCGCGAGAAACCCTATGTGAAGCTGGCCAAGTACATCGCCGACATCGACGGAGAAGTTACTCACGCCGACCTCGTGGAGGCGCTCCCCTTCTACAAGCAGAACAACGCATCCCGCGTCGAGCTCATCACCCTGGCCTCCGCCTGGGGCTACAAGAACAACATCCTGATCAAGAAAACGTTCAACGATGGCATCGAGTTCTTCACCGGAGAGAGCCTGCAGCCCACCAGCATGGACGAGGTCCAGGTCTCCTACTCGGACCACTGGGCCTACAACTACGAGACCGAACGGGTGCCATTCACCTCACTCGATCAGCTTACCCAGGTCCAGGGCTACCACTGGGCCAACCATGCCTTCCAGAACGGCCACAGAAGCGACGAGAAGACGATTCCCGGCTTCAACCTGCTCGTGTTCGACATCGACGGCACATGCCCTCTGGGGACCGCTGCAGAGCTCCTGAAGGACTATGCGTTCCACATATACACAACCAAGAGCCACACCGACGAGTCGCATCGTTTCCGGATGGTCCTGCCGATCAACTACCTGCTCGAGCTGGACAGCGACGACTACCTCGAGTTCATGAACTCGGTCATGGCCTGGTTGCCCTTCAAGGTGGACCATTCCTCGAACCAGAGGAACAAGAAGTGGGAGAGCTGCAATGGCTCCTACGGCTACAACGACGGCAGGATGGTGGATGCCCTGCCCCACATCCCCAAGACCAGCCGCAACCACCACTACAAGAAAGAGAACAAGCCGCTCCAGAATCTCAACAATCTCGAGCGCTGGTTCGCCAGCCAGATGATGGAAGGCAATCGCAACAACAGCATGCTACGCTATGCCCTGGCCCTGGTGGACAGCGGCATGTCCCAGGTCCAGGTCCGCAAGCACGTCCATGAGTTCAACAACAAGCTGGCCAACCGCCTGCCTCCTGGTGAGCTGGACAGCACCATCCTCACCACCGTCTCCAAAAAATATAACAAAACCTCCTAACCCAGGAAACTCCCATGTCAGACACTATGAATGACCATCTCGTGTTCATCACGGGCAGCTCCGCTTCCGGCAAGAGCGTCAGCCTGCGCAACATCCGGAACCAGAAGAAGTGGCTCTATCTCAACACCGAGTCCAACAAGCGGCTTCCTTTCAAAAACAGCTTCAGGTCCTTCAACATAACGGAACCCTTCCAGGTCTATGAGGCGTTTGATTATGCTGCCGAGAACCCAGAGGAAGTGGAAGGTATTATAATAGATACCCTGACCTTCCTGATGGACATGTTCGAATCGCAGTACATCATCAACACCGCCAACACCCAGAAGGCCTGGGGTGACTATGCCCAGTTCTTCAAAGTCCTGATGCAGAGCAAGGTCGCCCTGGCCAAGGTCCCGGTTATCATCATGGCCCATACCCGCTCCGACATCGACGAGCAGCAGGGCATCTACCTGACCTCCATCCCCATCAAGGGCTCGCTCAAGAACAATGGTATAGAGGCCTACTCCTCAGTGGTGGTCTCCACCAAAAAGATCCCCCTGAAGGAGCTCAAGGAATATGGTTCCGATCTGCTGGAGATCACCCCGGAAGAAAAGGAGCTAGGCTTCAAATATGTATTCCAGACCCGCCTCACCGCCAAGACCACAGGCGAACGCATACGCGGGCCTATGAATATGTTCACCCGCGAGCAGACCTACATCGATAACTGCGCCCAATCCCTACTGGATCATCTCAAACAATTTTATGCTGAGTAGGTTTGTTTGGGCTATCCCCTTATATAACCTGATTATAACAGGAGTATGATACATGACCAGCATCTTCGACAAGCTCACCTCCGATGGTCTCGAGGAGACCGAAGACCGCCTGCGTGGCGGCAGGCCTGTCCTCGAGACCAACATCTATCCCGCCGTGATCCAGATGGCTTATGCAGGCAAGTCCGAAAGCGGAGCCACCAGCATCACCATCCTGTTCAACCTGCCGGGAGCACCATTCCCCAACTACGAGGAACGCTTCTGGGTCACCAACAAGAAGGGTGAAAACTTCTTCCGCAACAAGCAGGACACCACGAAGAAGATACCTCTGCCCGGTTTCACCGTGGTCGATGACATCTGCATCGTCACCACCGACGCGCCGCTGTCCGACCAGGAAACCGAGACCAAGGTGCTCAAGCTCTGGAACCCCAAGAACCAGCAGGAAGAGCCTACCCAGGTCCCGGTCCTCGTCGACCTGATCGGCAAGGAACTCTCGGTGGCCATCTTCAAGCAGCTCGAGAACAAGCGAGCCTTGTCCGGTTCCGAGTGGGTCGACACAGCCGAGACCCAGGAGGTCAACTTCATCGACAAGGTCTTCCATGAGCCCACCGGCCTGACCGTGGTGGAAGCCCGCCGAGGCCTCACCGAGGGCGAGTTCAAGGAGGTCTGGCAGGAACGCAACCAGGGCGAGGTAAAAGATCGCCGTTCCATCAAAGGCGCACCTGACGCCGCAGGCATGAAGGCTGCGCTCGACGGAGCTTCTGCCAAGAAAGGCTCTGCTCCTTCTCCCAAGAAAAGCCTCTTCAAATAACCATCGATAGGGGTTACCTGACTGGTCATTCCAGTCAGGACCCCCTATGATCTACCTGCTGAAAATCCCGATCAAGACCCCTGGAACCAAGAGAAAGCCCCACCCTCTCAACCTCAACTTCTACCGCAATGCCCACTATCGTACCCTACACAAGATGAAGGTGGATTATGAAATCCTCACCCAGAACCAGGTAGCCAGACTACCCCCACTCCAGCGCATCTCTCTCCATTATGTCCTCTTCCCTGGCTCCTTCCAGAAGGTGGACATCTCCAACGTCCTGTCCATCGTCGACAAATTCTTCACCGATGTGCTGGTCCACCAGGGCATCATCCCCGATGACTCGTATGACCATGTCATCCAGGTCTCCTATTCCTTTGGTTCCATTACCAAAGGTGATCCCCATGTGATGGTCATGGTAGCCGATGAAATTCCTCAACCCAGAACCAAGGGAGCTCGATAATGCAGATCTCAATGACCTATGATGACCTCGTCGCCATGCTCAGCAAGCAGTATGCCTACCAGTTCGCTGGCTTCAAGGTCGACGAGATATCCCTCGACGACAAGGGTATCGTGATAGGCTTCGTGCCTTATGACGAAGACGACGAGGAAGAGGTTGCTTCTTCGTCGCCCAACTCCAACATCGGCGCTCGCAAGCCGAACCCAAAAAATGCAAAGCCAAAAGCCTCGGGAGAAGACTTTTTCTCGGTGACAACTCCTGGAGCCGGAGACGTAGATCCAGACGAGGATGAGGATAGCCAGGATGTTGACCAGGATGAAAGCCAGGAAGACGCTGAGGAAGATGCTGAGGAGGAAGAGCCTGTCGCGGCTCCTGCTCCAGCCAAAGCCCGTACCTCACTGTTCGCCGACCTCAAGAAGCCCGTCAACCGCAAGAAGTGAAGACGACATATCCGATTGGCTGGACCCCTCACCGCATGAGGACCAGCCATAGGGGCCAGCAACTACCTTGCATATAAGGTGCCCCCTGCATGCAGCTGGTTGCTGGTCCCGCCTACATATACCCCTAAGGGTTTTTGGTTTGGGGTTGTCACTCCGGGTCTCCTGGAGTAACAGCCTCACCGCCTGCGGTGCAGGAGATGGTTACTTCGTGCGCAAAACAAGAACACCATATCCACCCAGCTTCCCAGGCACCCCATGGTCCATGCAGTGCAGGAGATCGTTACTTCGGCATAAGAAAGACGTTCTCCACCAGCTTCTCATAGACCACCCTAAAGACCTACAAGCCCCGGATACTGGAGCGGGATAGAGCAGTCGGGTAGCTCATCTGGCTCATAACCAGAAGGTCGCTGGTTCAAATCCAGCTCCCGCCACCAGTGTCTGATCATGGTTGTCGCAGTGAAGAGAACAGTTACTTCGATTTGTACTCGAGAGGTCACAGGTTCAAATCCTGTCCAGTCTTGGCAACAAGGTTGGTAGCTCAGCTTGGATAGAGCGCTTAACGTACTGTCCTCATAAGTTTCTCGATAGCCGCCCTTATACAGGGGAAACAAAACCATGACGTGGAACGAGAGAGTCGTTCGTACCGAACATCCAGATCAAGAGATCACCTATGGTGTCCATGAAGCTTTCTATCACAAACCAAGCGACACCATACCCCACTCAATCACCACCACACCCGTGAGTCCTTACGGTGGCACGCTCGAAGAGCTTGCGAAAGTGATCGAGCGTTACAAACAAGCCTGCTCCCAACCTGTCCTCATCCTGAGGAACGACAAGGTCGAGGAGTACACCGACTAGAAAACCAAACAGGAGCCAACCATGCGAATCAATCGAGCCAGTGCGCCCTCTTCCATCAAGACCCATGAAGGTGCTCCTGCGACTCTTGGTTCCCCGATGGATCAGCTGCGTCGCTCCGTCCTGTCCTGCCTCCTCTGGGAAGACACCTTCTACGAAGGTGGCATGACCATTGCCGAGCGCATCCGCTCACTGGTCGAGCTCTGCTGTGACCAGTATCCCGACCATCCTGGCAAGCCCAACAAGGGTGCCCAGCAGGTCGCTCAGCTGGCCATAGAGGCACGCCACAGCTTCAAGCTGCGTCATGCCCCGCTCTGGCTGCTCAACGCGCTCCTGGGGCTCCACAGGAGCTCCTGTGACCCTGCCAAAGAGATCTATCCCCAGGTCATCTCGCGAGCCGACGAGATGGGCGAGCTGCTCTCGATGTACCGGGCCAGCAATCCCAAGCGAGCTCTGTCGGCCCAGCTCAAGCGCGGCCTGGCTCAGGCTCTTGCCCAGTTCGACGAGTACCAGCTCGCCAAGTATGACCGAGCCAAGGACAAGTACCACCTGCGGGATATCATCCGCCTGGTTCATCCCAAGCCGGTCAGCGAGCTGCAGTCCCAGATCTGGGCCAGGACCATTGCCGGGACT